TTATGTGGAAGGGTAACAGTAGCATTACTATCAACGACAAAGTTAAGCTGTACTGTATAAGCTCCTTCAATGTAGTTAATACCATTACTATCTAGTACTATGCCAGCAGTAGAAGATCTAGCATCGCCACCTAAAATGCCGTACAGCTCAGTGAAATTATCATTGATCTTATCACCTCCGGATCTAAGCGTATCGCCAGTTCCGTCGTTTGCAGTAGTGCCTAGATCTAATATTTGCTTTGTCATGTTACCTACTCAGTTGGTTTATTGTAACTATTTATTCGTTATTCTTAAGGACTTCTACTTCGGCTTTTAATTCTTTAATAGCTTCGATCAAAAGACCAACCATGTTACCATATCTAACTGCAAGTGCTCTACCATCTTCTCGTGTATTGTCCACTGTCTCGTAGATAACTTCTGGAAGAACTTCTTGTACTTCCTGCGCAACCACGCCTGTCATAGACTCTGTAGAGCCAATATAGTTAAAGGTTACACCGTTAATCTTAGAAACCTTTTCCAGAGCATTAGGAATGTTCTCGATATTTTCTTTTAATTGTCTATCAGAAAGAGACGCAAATGCTGTTACGTCACCACGTGCAAAAAAGTCTCCATCGTGCTGGAACGTAAAGTTATGTACTCCATTACCATAAATTCTGAATTCATCAGAATCACTATTTCTAATAGAACTAAATCCATCATCTTTTCTAAGCTGAACGTTACCGGTACTATTATCAATAGTAATAGAAGATACGCCGTTACTGCCAGTTGTTACAGTTAATCCTGCATTATCTCCACTAGTAGCGCTACTGAGAATCTGACCTACTACATGAAGCTCTTGCGTGGGTGCATCAGTGCCAATACCAACCTCACCAGTATCAAGAACTGTTAATCTTTTTGTAGTGCCAAGCGTGGAAATGGAGAAGTCACCAGCAGAGTTAGTAGCCAGACGTACATCATAGTCTTCGCCATTGTTATTCTTTAGGTCGATATAGCCTGAGCTAGTAGCGTTAGTAATTTCAATGCCGCCAGTACTAAGAAGCTCTACAGCAGCTGTTGGCGTGCCAGAAGAAACGTTAGATGCACGAATAGTACCATTGACATCCAACTTAGTCTGTGGTGCAGCAACACCAATACCCATATTACCAGCATTATCTAGGTATGCGCCACTCATCAGTCTAAGCTTATTAGACGGTTCATCATACTTAATAAAAGAGTTGTCAGTGCTAATAGCAGCTGCCTGAGCTTTTAAGTATAGTGCATCATCCTGTGATACAAATCTAAATGGACCAGAAGCGTTGTTATCAGAGTAAAGATTAATAGTAGTATTACTGCCTGCACTAAAGTTTGCTGTACTAGCGCCTGTACTAGATCTTACGTCTAACTGATAGCTAGGCGTAGTATCGTTAATGCCAACTTGTCCTGAAGCATTAATAGTAATAATATCATTAGCTGCAGTAGAGTCAAAGTTTAGCGATCCTGCATATACAGTATTGCTTAAACTACCTGGAGTAAGCTTTGCAGAATTAACAGCGCCATCCTGAATCTTGACAGTACTAATTGCATCTGTACCAATTTGAGATGAATCAAAGGCTACTCTAAAATCAGAATCGAGTGCATCCAAAGCACTGTCAATATCTTGCAAAGCTGTGTTGATCTTAGAACCAGCTGTTCTTAAGGTATCGCCATCATTAGCGTTTGGCGCTGTACCCAGATCGATTAGTTGACTAGCGTCGAAGTAAGTTGGCATTACTCATTTCCTATATAAAAATCTTAAATTTATTTATAATCACTCTGTAGAAGATCCTGCTAACATAGCGGCAGAATCAACGTAAGTAAAGTCGTCGAAGAAATTAAACTGGTCTTCATCGAATGTTTCGATTGCATTAGAGAACTTAATGCCTGGGAATGGTGATACTGTATCAAACGTTCCTGAATCAGCACTATCACTAAAGTCTCCACGTGCAGTATTAGAGTCGGACATATTAAAGGCTAATTCACTACTATCTACGTCACTTGACCATCTTGGTGAATTAGGATCCAGTAAATCTGCAATGCTTACATATTGACTATTGTATGGAGAATCAGCAAGAATACCGTCACTCTTTTCGTAGTATGCTTTCTCGTATTCATTATAGAAGTTAAAGGCTTTATTTGCATAAAATCTCCTATCCAAACTAGAATCGGTATGTGTCACTGAGCCAATTCCTCCAAAATCAACAGAAGCTGTAGTCTCAACAGTATTAGATGCAGAGAACTGTCCGAGATCTAGCTCAATAATATCAGTAACTGCAGAAAAAGTTAGTGATGCTATTTCTTCAAAACTATTTTGATAAAAAGCAGCATATCCAGCAGGGTGCAAAAAGTTTTTATAAAACTCAGAATATGCAGATGCTGGAATATCAGTTTTTAATAGAATTGAATAGATTTGATAAAAATACGAATCCTGAATATATTTTTGAGACTGCGCGCCAATTTCGCTTTCTCCAATAATAAACATATCATGTCTAGGTAGGCGCTTTTCTATGTTTGATTGATAAAAATATCTAAAAAATCCGTCTACTGAAAAACTAGTACCTTTTGCTTTATAGAAACTAGGCAATAATTTGTAAGAAAATCCAGGAGAAGGAAAAATATTTGGATCAACATCTGGAACTCTTTCGCGAAACAAAAGATTTGTAATTTCAGCATCAGCTTGATCAATATCTTTAATACTAAAAATTTCATTAATACGATTTCCAAACTGGCCATCGCTATCTAAATATTCATAATAAGCTTCTAAAAATTTTACTAGCTCAGGATACTGTTCACTGAAATGCTCAGGAATTACAGGAGTTACTTGTCCACCATAGGTGGTCACGTCATTTCTGTTATAATCTAGTAAAGTTTTAATATTAGCCATTAATTTGTCACACCTACCGTATTAGTAGCTTGATTGGTATCAGGTATACCACTAGCACTATTTGATCCAATAGTAATCAAAGTATTTCTAAGCGGTTTAAATACTGAATCATCTTTAGGAATAGCGTTGATAGAAATAAAATTATCCCCTGAAAGAATAGACTCTGGTAAAAATCCAGTTAAATTAATAATTCCAGTAGTTGGATTATAGGAGCCAGTATTATCAACTAAAACATTTTGGTCAATGTCAATAATTTGCAATTTAGTAGAATGTAATGGTGCATTTCTAATAGTACAAACTTTAGAATTATACACAAACCTGCTACTAGTAATAATAGATTCATCCGCAGTCATTAAAGGAGAAGCTAAACTATTTAAAAAACTAATTTCGTATGCAGATCTTACAAATGATCCTGCAGTATTTTTAAGTGGGATAAATCTAGATGACATTGTGAGAGAAATATTATTTCCCAAAATAGAAGCATCTGTAGCATCTACAATAGTTTGCAATCTAGATTTTCTAATAAGATCATTAAACTTACCGGTATTATTTCCAAAGTACGCACCTATAGCATTTTTAACTTTGCTATTAATACCTTCTGCGGTTAAGTTAGTAGCTGACACGTCATACTTAAATGAAGTTGAGCAGTTAATATATTGAAACGTAGGTTGTACAAACTCTGCTTCTACACCTACGACAGAAAGTGGATCTGTTAAATTAGACTTAATAGCCTGTTCAACTCCGGCAATCTGCGCTGGTGTAAGGGTATCTTCATATACGATAGACACCATAGTTTTACCGTACTTGGCAGGGATATTATCTTCTCCACCCCAAGCATTAATAGACTTAATACCTGGGACTCCGTTAGCAATTACTCCACGGTAATCACTAGGAGCCACTAATCTATTTTGGGCAAGATACGACAAAGGAGCATTTACTCGAATAGACTCTGTAGTTTCTTTATCTGCGCCAAACGCAGACTTTGCTGTTGTGCTAATACTTAAAGGATAAGATACGTTATTAATTGTTAGATTAGGAAAAGAAGGAGTAAAAGTAGAAGCTCCGTTAGCATTTTTACCATTCGTCTTCAAGTACGTCACTCGAATAACTTGACCTTCTTGAGGGTTATTTCCTGTCAAACCACCAATAGCAAAGTTAAATTCCCAGTAACCATTATAGGTTTCTAGTGGAAGATAAAGAGCAGTATTTTCATCAATAGACGAAATAACCTGACCACCAGATGTGGCGTTCGCACTAAAATAACTAGTAAACGTATCGGAGTTAATATCGTCGTATACTTGTACAGCAACAGTAGAAAGATCTAGGTTTTGGTCAGGAACAACATAGACCTGACGATCAGTACCTGGCTCAGCAATAAATGTTTTTACGGTAACCGCACCTTCTAATACCGTTACAGCAGGAGTTCCTAATGGATCAACAAATGTGTAAATACCAGATCCAGTAGTATCATATCCAATATAATCAATAAGAGTTCTAAAGGTATATTCTACACCCTCTACTGTTGAAGTAAACGCCCAACCAGCAGGAAGAGTGATAGTTTCTGGCTTTACTGCTGCAGACTGCAAGTTAACTGAAATATTCAGAGTAGCTCTAGAAGATGTCTTAGATCTTGGAATATAACCAAATGCTAAAGAGTGATTAACTAAAGATGTGCGCAACTGTGCAGTAGGGAGAAACGTTTCATTCAATGCAAAGTTTGCAACTAGTCCGTTAATATGCGTGTTATAGGCTAAAACGTCTAGAATGTTAGAAAGAGCAGATCCTTCAAAGTCGTAGTCTTCAAACTCATCTTTGGCAGAAAGATATTGTTTAAGCGACGCTTTAATATTGTCAAAGTCTAAATCAGACGATTTAATTGTAGTTGCCATGTTTATCTAATCCTCGATACGGAAGTCTCTAGTATTACGATCTCTTGAGTATTGACCACTTTAAATTCTACGCGAATGTCCAGAGAATTTCTATCTGGATTATCATTAACATTAACTACTAAAACAGCAGCTCTTGGTTCATAAAATGCTAAAACATTTCTAATTTCATTTTCTATTACAATAGCATTTTCTTCTGCAGTAAAGTTTTCAAATAGCTTAGATCTTAAATTTGCACCAAATGTTGGATTAAATGGTCTTTCATTATAATTAGTTTGTAGAATTGTTTTTACTGATTGCTTAACTGCACCAGCATCAATTTTTTTATATACATCACCAGTGGTCTTAACCGTAAAGGTTAAGTCTAAATCGCTAAAGTTTCTTTTTCTTGTCGTAATAATTGAAGGTGTTTGTAAGTTTCCATCTTCAATTGCAAGTGATTTAGTGACAGCCATTTAAATTCTTTTCTTATATGATTAATTTTATTTATACTGGAAGAAGCCAAGACCATTACGAATAAACGTTCTGAAGTTAATATCGGTACGCACTTTTCTTTCAAAATTACCACGATAGTAAGAATCTACTTTAGGCATTACTACAATAATTTCTGCATGATATTGTTTACCTTCATAAAAGTAGTTATCTTCTTCTTGAGAAGGCGCGGCTGATACTGGATTAGGATCAATTGTATCAAAGTGAAGAATCAAACCCTGGAACATATGATTGTCTTTCCAGTAATTTGCCAGTTCAAAAGTTTTCCATGGGTCGTTCTGGCCTTTAGCATTTAAAACTTCATACACAACTGCTCTACCTTGTGTGCCTAAATCTCTAATGTCTCCTTGAACTAAAGCTTCAGTCGAATCAGGTTTAACTAACCCTTCAGTCACTGTAAGGCTGTGCTGACTAAACTTTTTATTAGATTTGAATCCTAGAATTAATGGAACTTGGCAATACAGTCTTTTGGCTATTGTCATTCTTTCATCTTTTGTAAGATGATTCATAGTAGATCTAGTGCCTGGCGCATTGATAAACATTGAAATAGGAATACCTTTACCTAACTTTGTTCCTACTTGAATATCTTCTAACTTATGTGGATCATACAAAGGATCAGGAAGTATGCTTCTAGGACTAAATTCTTCTTGGTATCTTATAACTTTATTGGAATTAATAAAAGAATCATAAGCATATTTTTTACTGGCTTTTTCATTAAAGTATGTTCTTACTCTTTTAGGACTAGGAATAAAGTAGTCAGCAGAAATAAGATCTTTAGCAAAGCATGATCCTACAAATGCTCCATCGGCACGATTGTTTGGGTCTCTTAAAATAGAGCGTGTTTCTCTTGACGTCAAAGTGTTTAAGTTAAATTCAACCATTTGTAAAGTCTCCATCCCCAAATGTATCTGGCCTGCTTGCAGTGTTATCTGTGGTTGCTTTTCCTGAAGATCCGTCAGATCCCTTTACACTGTTAGAAATGGTACTATTATCAACAGTTACTTTTCTAACACCTAAAGTCTTAGTCTTGTTAAGAGCTTCAGACATAATACTTGTAGTTGGTTTAGCAGTAGTAGAAGCTGATTGCTCTTTGACGCTAGCACTTCCTCCGCCGCCTCCGCCTCCAAATCCAGCAACCACTGCTTTTGTTGCTGTATCTGCATTACCATTAACATTACCTTTAAGGTCTCCGACAAATCCATCTGCTCTAACTGTTGTAGCATCTACGGTTTCTGAGTGCGTTGACTTAGCATAGATCACATGGTTCTCACCACCAATAGTACCATTTGCACCAGCAACAGTAACACAACTGCCTACCATAAAGTTTTCTGGTGCAGAAGAAGTAATACGCTCTTCAGCCGTTTCACGAATCTCAGTACCAGCAATCATTTCAATATCTTCTTCTGCAGAAATCTTAACACCACCCTTAGCTACAACATGGGTATCTGCCATGCTTTCTACAGTATAGTTGCCCAGTACGACCTCGGACTTATTGCCCTGTGTTGTAACTACTCTATCGCCTACAAAGTTCTCGATCTTTTCTTGTTTAATCTCTTCAACTTGTTTGCCCTGAGTAGTAACAGTAAAGTTATTGCAATTAATATTAAAGTCACCAGTTACATTTAAGTTAAGATTTCCGTTATATTGAATATCGCCATTGCCATTTACAACCATAACAAAATCATCACCAACTAACTTAACCATTTTACCCACAGAGTTAAGTAAAAAAGTTGTAGCTTCTTT